GCGTATAACAAGATAAAAAACCGAAAAGGAAAAATGGTAAACGGTTCATTTGTGAAAGAAGGGGATTTGTAAATTGACAATCAATATTAAGCAGCGACTAAAGGCCTTGCAATATATTGATATCAAAGTGAAGTCGAAACATCAGGAAATCATCAGCTTGAAGTCGGGTATTTTACGAGGGCAGCAATTTGATAATATGCCGAAATCAAAAAATAATAAAAACCAGTCCGAAGAATTGAACGTGCTGATCATCGATAAGTCAGAACAACTCTATCAAGAAATTCAAGCACTGTACAAAGAACGTGAAGAACTCATCCAAGCTATCGAATCGCTAGACGATCCGGTAGAAAATATCGTAATGCGATTATTCTACATTGACGGGATGACCTGGAACGAAGTTGAGGCTAAACTAAGATATAGCCGAGGCGCTATTCAAAAAATTAGAAAGTCAGCTTTTGGAAATTTATCAAAAAATGTGAACAAAGTGAACTAAAGTGAAACTTTAAAGTGTTATTATGATATTGTCAGCAAGAGGCTGATAGGCTCCTATATATTTTTTACTGAAGGGCATCACGCCCTTTATGGCGGCGATAGGATTCTCTACTATTTTGGTTCTCACACAGATAAGCTCTCCAAACTTTTTGTTTTCCCGGTTCGATTCCGGGCGCCGTCTTAATGACTACAACAAAATAAAAAAGAAAAGGTAACAATATACTATTGGTTCTGATAGAGGTTAGTAGTCGCCTCTCGTTAAGTCACTCATTGAGTGGCTTTTTGATTTTTCGAGAAGTGTAGGTGATGGAAAATTGAATGATTTAACGATAAAACAAAAGAAGTTTGCAGATGAGTACATCATCTCAGGTAATGCGACTGAATCTTATAAGAAAGCGGGTTATCGCGCTTCTAGTGATAGAGTGGCAGGCGTTGAAGGTCACAAATTACTAAAGAATCCTAAGATTAAAACCTATATAGATGAACGACTGAAACAGCTTGATTCTGAAAAGATTGCAGATCAGCAAGAGGTCTTAGGTTATCTAACTTCAGTAATGCGAGGGGAGACTCAAGAACAGACCCTCTGTAGTATCGGCGAACTTGGACAACAAGTTATTGATATCGATGTCGGAGCTAAAGATAGAATTAAAGCTGCTGAACTTTTAGGAAAACGTCACAGACTTTGGACTGATAAAGTAGAGGCAGACGTTTCTGGAACGGTGGTGTTTGCGAATGAGTCAGACATACCAGATTAAACAGAACGATATTGTCGTAGATCTACCAAAGATGGTAGGTAGTGGATATGGTCAGTTCTGGCGTTCGAGAAATCTTTATCGAGTTGTCAAGGGCTCCCGTGGTTCGAAGAAGTCCAAGACGACTGCTTTGAATTACATCATACGTTTATTGAAATATCCCTGGGCTAACTTGTTAGTCATTCGTAGGTATTCGAATACAAACAAACAATCAACCTATACGGATTTCAAGTGGGCAGCTAACCAACTGAAAGTCGCTCATAAATTCAAATTCAACGAGTCCTTGCCTGAAATCACAGTGAGAGAGACAGGACAGAAGATTCTATTCCGTGGTTTGGATGATGAACTTAAAATCACATCTATCACAGTAGACGTAGGTATATTATGCTGGGCGTGGTTCGAGGAAGCTTACCAAATTGAGACTGAAGATAAATTCAGTACGGTAGTTGAGTCTATTCGTGGTAGTTTAGACGTCCCTGATTTCTTTAAACAAATAACGGTCACATTCAACCCGTGGAACGAGAGGCACTGGCTCAAACGTGTCTTCTTTGACGAAGAAACTAAACGAGCTGATACGCTCTCGATGACTACTACTTATCGATGTAACGAGTGGCTTGATGAAGTCGATATCAAACGCTATGAAGATTTGTATCACACGAATCCAAGGCGTGCGAGAATCGTCTGCGACGGTGAGTGGGGCGTCGCTGAAGGATTAATTTACAACAACGTGACTGTCAAGGAATTTGACAAAGATGAGCTTCTTCAAAATCCTGATAACAAGTTGTGCATCGGTCTTGACTTTGGTTTTACTCACGATCCAACCGCTTTGTGTTGTTCATTGATAAATGACAAAACAAAAGAAATACACATCTTTGACGAAGCTTATAGAGTTGGTTTGATAACCAAGGAAGTCGCTAAGATGATAAAAGACAAAGGGTATCATCGCTCTACAATCATCGCAGATAGCGCAGAGTCACGACTAATCGAAGAGCTTAGGTCAGAGCATGGCATATCTCGAATCAAAGAGAGTAGGAAAGGAAAGGATAGTATCATGGCAGGCGTATCCAAATTGCAAGGATACGCTATTTATGTGCATCCAAGTTGTGAACATATCATGGATGAATTTTATAGCTATTGTTATCAACGCGATAAAGAAGGTAATTGGTTGAATAAACCAGAAGATAAGAATAACCACTTGATGGACGCGCTACGATATAGTCTTCAATGTATTGAAGGTGTCAAAGCTACTGTCCGCAGACGGTCAGATTTTGGCTTATAGAAAGGAATTAAATGTATCAGATTTTAACTTATCCGAGAGAGGGATATGACGAAACAGCTTTGAACAAGGGATTGATCTATAAGCTGATTCAGAAACACACTCAAGAACGTCAACGATTGAAGAATTTGAAGAAATACTACATGGGTGAACATGCTATCTTGAATCATGAGCGACGGAACAAGAATGCTCCAAACTTCAAGACAGTAGCCAATCACGCCAAGGATATTTCGGACACTGCCACAGGTTACTTTATGGGGAATGCCGTCAAGTACAACAATACTGCTGAAGGTGATATCGAATCCTTGCTCGTAGCGTTTGATGGCGCTGAGATTGACCAAGTGGACACACAGAACGCTTTGAACATGTCCATCTACGGTCGTGCTTATGAATACATCTATGCGAAGGAAGGATTGACCGAGCTTGATTCAACTAGTATAGACCCTGAGAACGTGTTCTTGGTTTACGATGATAGTATTGAACGCAGAGTTCTCTTTGCAGTTTACTACTACGAAATCAAGGACGATTCCAAGGATGCTACTAAGTATCAAGCGGAAGTCTTCACGCAGAATCTTCACTATCACATTGTGCTGCGTGATTCGAGTACGGGAACTACAGAGAATGAACAAGTAGAACCTCACAATCTCGGTCAGGTTCCAATCATCGAATATCGCAACAATCACTTTGCAATTGGTGACTACGAACAACAGATCAGCTTGATTGATGCTTACAATTCGTTGATGGGTAATCGAGTCAATGACAAGGAACAAGCAGTCGAGTCTATTCTTGTATTGTATGGTGCGCAGTTAGCTGACAATCTAGAAGATGCTAGGGAAGCGATGAGAATCCTTGCTGAAGAAGGGCTTTTGGAATTACCAACAGACGCCAAGGCTGATTTCTTAAAAAATGCTCTGGACGAGAATGCTACTGAAATCTTGCGTAAGGCTTTGAAAGAAGACATCTACACATTTAGCCATGTGCCAAATCTTACAGACGAAAACTTTGCAGGCAATAGCTCGGGTGTAGCCATGGAATTTAAGCTGCTAGGTCTTGAGATGATTACTAAGACCAAGGAAGCAAATTACAAGCGTGGTATCCGTCAACGTATTGCTATTTTTGCTCATTATCTTGGCATGCAGCAGATTGCTCTTGAGGCGCATTCAATCGTGCCACAGTTTAGCCGTGGATTGCCTAAGAACTTACTTGAATTGTCACAGGTTATCAATAATCTTGAAGGTAAGGTTTCACTTCGTCAGCTTATTTCTCTCTTGCCATTCGTTGAAGATCCTGATGCTGAATTGGAAGACCTCGAAGAAGAGAAAGAAAAGAACATGGAACGTGTGCCATTCTTTAATCAGACGAACACGAAGCCAGACGAAGAGGTGATAGATGAAGAACGAGGAGTATTGGGCGAAGAGGAAGGCTAATCTCATCTATGAGCAGATGGATAAGGCCGAGAAGCAAGCAGACAAGTTTGATGATGTCTACAGGCAATCGAAAGCTTATTTAGATAAACAAATCAACAAGATATTTGACAAGTTCCAACGTGATTATGGTTTGAGTGAGCGTGATGCTCGTCATGTATTAAAAAACATGAAGGACCAGAAAGATCTAAACGAACTTCGTAAGGTTCTTGAAGCAAGACCAAATGACCCAAATATACAAAGGTTACTGGCTGATTTAGATAGTCCGGCTTACGCTTATCGCATGAAACGTTTAGAACGTTTGAATGACGATTTAGACCGTATGCGTGAGTCTATCTATCATTCAGAGAAGAAAGGCTCAGACGCCTTTTATAGCGACTTGATGAAGGATAGCTACTACAAGGCTACCTTTGACTTGCAGCAGCAAACAGGACTTGCTTATAGTTTCTCCGACTTACCTGAAACAGAAATCAAACGTCTACAAGGTCTAAAGTGGACAGGAGAAGCCTATTCAGATAGGATATGGTCAAATACTGGGGCGCTCGCTTCAAGTGTGAAAGACGAGCTTTTAGTAAGTCTCATGACTGGCCGAAGCGTAAGAGATACATCTCAAGCAATCGCTGAACGTTTTGAGGTTGGACAGAACAAAGCTAGGCGCTTGGTTCGGACAGAATCAGCGTTCTTTCATAACCAAATGGAGTTGTTCAGCTATGAAGATGCTGAGATTACAAAGTACAAATTTGTGGCAGTATTGGATAGGCGGACGTCTGAAATTTGCCAAGAGCACGACAACAAAGTCTATGATACGGACAAGGCTGTTCCTGGTGTGAACTATCCACCTCTCCATCCGTGGTGTAGGTCTACGACTATCGCACACGATGATGATATCGACTACAGCAAGTTAGAACGTAGGGCTAGAAATCCTAAGACAGGCAAGGTCGAGTATGTGCCTGCTGATATGAGTTATAAAGAGTGGTATTCTAAGTACGTTGACAAAGACGAAAAAGAACAAAAGAACGCTTTTATGGATTCGTTTTCAAACGGGTTAGATTTAAAACAAAAAACTCTTTCTAATTTTGACCATTATGCTAGAAAGTGGTATAATGATTACGTAGAAAATCAATTATCTTTTGAAGATATAGAGTCGGCCAGCAATAGGATTAAAGACGTTTTAGAAAACAGCGAATTATCTATGCGCTTCAAATCTGAAAACATAGATAAATTGATTGATTCGACTAGATTTTTGAACCAGTTCGAAACCGGAACAAGCGGTGGTACTGTAAATTTGAAGTATCGCCGTCAAGCAAGTGAACAACTTTTCGGTTTGCAAGAAAAAAGATTAAAGAAGCGTGACTTCGAAAAGTATGGGTATTTCGGAAACAAAGACCCTTATGAAGATTTTCTGTACAATTCAAAAAGCTGGGGTGGTGTTTCTCAATACGGAGATGTAATTGTTCGTTTTTCTAAAGATAAAATGTTATCAAGGACAACGTTCACTATAAACAATAGTTTGGGTCCTGCTGTCTACAAGGATTTAGTTGCGGATAACCCTAATTCGCCTCATCTATTAAGTATTGACAAAAATTATTTACAAAAGTATGTCGATATTTTGAAAAATAAAAATGCAAGAACTCCTGAAGAGTTAACAAAAACGTTAGGAATCAGATATATTGAGGCTCAATTCCACGGGGATGTTGGATTGACAGATATCTCAAGCATGTACTTCACTAACAAAATACCAAATAACAATCAAATTAATGCGTTAAAATCATACGGGATTGATATTTTCGTGAAAGAGGGTGAAAAATTTGTTCGAGTTGAATAAAATCATAGGAGTAGACGATAGTCGTAACAACATTCTGATTACACTGACAGACGGTCGGTGTGCTCTTGTCGATGTAAACCGAAGAGGTTTTGTTGTAGAAATTCTATTAGATTCTTTTTACAAATGGATGAGTTTTTCAGATGATTTCACCGAAGAAGATGTCAGCGATGTAAAGGCTATTTTAGCAGACCCAGTAGGTATTGGATATGGTCCATTTGCTGAAGAGTATGTAATTAATTTAAAAATAAAACGCGACTTTGATGAAATGAAAAAAGAAATTGGCTATGAATATTAAGCACCTAGAGAAATCTAAGTGCTTTTTTCGTGCTCAGAAAGGATTATTTGATGAATAAGTACAAAAAGTTGATAGAATTGATTGAAAATAACGGTCTTGAGATACAATCTAAGAAATGTTATGATCCACAGAGCGCTTGGCATGGTGAGGAATTATGGATTGTTGATAAAGAAAACGGAACTGAAATTTTTGATTTATCTATAAATGGATATTGCTTCAATGATACCTCTGTTGATAAAGCAATTGATGAACTTAACAGTTATTTATCTCTTAAAAACATGAATACTTTTGATGCTTTCAAAGAATGGGTAGAAAAGAATGCTAAGTCTCAAGAAGATGCATAGAAAGGAGTAAATGATGTTCATTTGGGAATGGGTGCTAATAGCACTAGGTTGGTTAGTGTTCTTGATGGTTATAGCGTTTTGCTTATCGCTCACAAGAAGCCTAATCGACGAGTTCAGCAATAGAAAGTAGGTGATCCAACATCTTGACTGGCAGGAATAGACTGCTACTTAATATCGTTACTTAACCGTATCAGAATTGATGCGGTTTTCTTATTGTCCGAGCATTGACGACATAAAAAGCCATGGAATTACACAGTCGGGGACGACTTTAAAAATAGGAGGTTCGTAATGAACGAAGAAACACAAACAGTCGAAACGGTTGAAGAACAAAAGGTACCTGCAGAACCTGAAAAACAACCGCAAGACGAGAAGAAGTACACGGACGCAGATGTCGATGCTATCATCGATAAGAAATTTGCTAAGTGGAAATCAGAGCAGGAAGCTAAGGAGAACGAAGCAAAAAAACTACGTGAGATGAACGAAAATCAGAAAGCTGAGTATGAGCGTAAGAAACAAGCTGATTACATTGCTGAACTGGAAGCTAAAATCAATCGTAGTGGACTAGAGCGAGAAGCCTCAAAAATGCTATCAGAAGGCGGTATTGTAGCAGACGA